CATCTTCTTTACTGTTTGACTTATGCCACATACGCAATAAATACTTCAATACTTGCGCTTGCAAAAATCCTTGCTTACAGCTCGGAGCTTTATCAATTGCATCTTCAATTACTTCAATTGCTTCGTGGCGTCCTGCCGTGTAATGAGCAGGGCTATTTACCATGTCAGTTGTAACGGGCTCTGTATATTCCCAAGTACTGAATTTGCTATTACTAAACCCAGAAACATAATCACCGTTGCTAAAAAAGCTATTCTTTTCGTTCATGAGTTTGTCTCGCGTATTGATTACTCCTTACTTAATATAGGAACTGGAATCATATATTGTGGATATGCCGAGCCCTAAAGGTGACCCGACTTACATCAAAAATAAAGAACGATTCTACATGAACGTTGCAAAAGCAATTAGCCAAGCATCAACACATCCAAAATGTCCAGGTGGATGTATTATTGTTCGTGATAGAGAGATTATTGGAGATGGTAGAAGCATACTGACGGATAGCATGGTTGAAATTGATTGCATTTCATATGCAGTCGCAGCTGCAGCCAAGGCAGGAACTCCTGCCATTGGTGGTGTGATCTATACAACAAGATATCCATTTTCAACTTCTGTGTTTCAAGCACATATGATGGGTATCAAAAAGATTGTTCTACTTGCCCATGACTGGGAACCGTATTACAAAGAAGAGTTCAGACGCTCTGCACGTCTAGCTCGTGAATTGAACATTGCTATTGAGCCAATGTTTGAAGACGAAGACCCAAGATTTACTAAGAATTCAAATGACAGAGATATTGACGAAACTCTCTTCCCGGAAGCAAACCCGTTTGCGCCAGATGAATATGATCCAAACAATGCAACACATACCTTCGATGAAAACACAACTCCTATTTGACCTTGAATCCACAGGCTTACTTCGACGTGGCTCCACAATTCACTGCATGGTTATGCGTGATGCTGTTGATAGCAGCACTCATGTCTTTGATCACAAGCCTGAACGTGCATTGATTCAAGGCATCAAACAACTAGAAGATGCAGATGTAATCATCGGGCACAACATTATTGGATACGATATCCCATTGCTCAAAGAGCAGTATCCAGACTTTGAACCTAAGGGTCAAGCAATGGATACCCTTGTGCTTAGTCGTTTGTTCTATCCACACATCATGGATAGAGATCACGAACGTCGTCCACTTGGCATGCCTCAACGTTTGTATGGCAGGCACTCACTGGAAGCGTGGGGTTACAGGTTGAAGTGCTTCAAAGGTGACTTTGGTAAGCATGATGGCAACTGGGCTGTCTATACACCTGAAATGCTGGATTACTGCATCCAAGACACCGAGGTCACCCTCAAACTATGGCAACTTATGCAACGGAGAATGAACGACTATGCCTGATAAAAATGCACCACTAACTTCTGAAGAAATTACAGAAGCAGCAGATATCTTTTTTCCGCTCTTTAATATTGTCGATGAGCGTATGCCTGAAACAGCATCTACAGAAGATACGTTGAAAGTTATGGAAAACATTGCTAAGTTGGCACAGAAAGAACGAATTAAAAAACGAGAAGAAGCTGTAAAGCTTAAGTTCGGATTTAATAAAACTACTGATTCAGATGAGGATACTGTCAAAGATGAAAGTGATTGATTCTGTCAAACTTGAAATGCGTATGGCCAGCATTATGGCCCAACAGGAAGCAAGCGGATTCCGTTTCGATCTAACCGCAGCTGAGCGAGTTCGTGGTGAGTTTGAACAAGAGATGTCTGATCTACAAGGTCAAATTTCTAAACGTTTTATTTATGTTCCTGGCAAGGTCTACACACCTAAGCGTTCAAATAAAACCAAGGGTTTTTTCGCTGGTGCTCCGATGACAAAGCTGCTCGACTTCAATGCAACGAGCCGTCAGCATATTGCGTGGGCTCTACAGAACTTCAGCAAAGCCAGGTTTATCAAGGTTACTGAGACCGGTAAGCCCAAAGTTGATGAAGCAACTCTGTCTGAGCTGCGAGATACCGCACTGCAGCAAGGGAATACCAAGCTGCATGAGGAGTGTGAGATGTTTATCCGCCTGCTGACTTTGCAGAAGTGGATGGGACAGTTGTCGGAAGGATCTAACTCATGGTTCAACACCATTGAGGATGACGGATGCATCCACCACAGCTGTTCACTGGCAACGATCAGCGGTAGAAATGCGCATCGGGGTCCCAACTTGGGGCAGGTCGTAAGTGCACCATGGGCACGTCAGCTATTCATTCCACACCCTGGCATGGTCATGGTGGGAGCTGACTTAGAAGGACTTGAACTTCGGGCGCTTGGGCACTACCTAGCCGTCTTCGATGAGGGCGCTTTTGCTGATGTTGTGGTCAACGGTGACATTCATACGCAGAATGCAGAGCGAGTTGGATGTACCAGATCTGAGGTCAAGTCGCTGGTCTATGGGTTCATTTATGGGGCTGGCGATGTGAAACTGGGTCATATTTTGCATCCCGAACTTAGTGACGCTCAGAAGAAATCTCTTGGCACAGAACTACGACGTAAGTTTCTTGATGCGATCCCTGGTCTAGAACCCCTGGTTGATGCAGTCAAAGCAAAAGTTCGTAGTGCTGGTCAGCTCAAAGCACTAGATGGTCGTCCAATCTTCTGCCGAGCTGAACACAGTTCACTCAACTTCCTGCTTCAGTCATGTGGTGCGATTTTGAGTAAGCGGTGGTGTGTCATCGGTCAAGACTTACTTGATCAAGCAGGGCTTGCCTATGACAACGACTACACCCGTTGTGCCTACGTCCATGATGAAGTTCAGCTGTCTGTTGTACCAGCAGAGGTAGACCGTGTCAAAGAGCTCCTAGTGGCTGCTGCTCCTCAAGCAGGGCGTTACTACAACTTCCGTGTTCCGATTACAGCTGCCGCTGATCACGGAGACAACTGGGCAGCTACCCACTAATAAATACCATGGATATATCTACACAACGTTGTATTGTCGCTCAAAACATTTCTAATCTACTGGAATGGACTAAAGGCTCTGTTCGAATTAAACAATTGGTTTATAGCGATGGTAAGTCGCACACTGAACTTATATTTGATATGGACTCTGATATGTATGATTTCTTTAAGGATCGAGTTGATGTAATAACATCTTGATTGATACAATAGTCTCTATGGAAGACTTACATATTGCTGTTGAGTTTAATGAGCGTACAGTACGTGCGCTTCATTCTGCTGTGTCTATGACACTAGAGAAATGGACAGGGCAGGGAGAAGTAGATCAAGAAGAGCTATTTAAGTTAAAACATTTCTTACAAGGAGCTATATTTGAATTTGATCTAGGTCGTTCGTTAAAATAGTAGTATTTCAAAGAGTGTAATATGGCTGCTCCTTTGCTAAGTATATTTCGTCCGGCAGGACAACGTTTATTAGATAATCTTTCTAATAATACTTTTATTGGAGGAACAATATTGGCTGCACAAGAAGCTATTCCTGCAGTCTTTGGGACCAAACGCACGGATACAAATATTGATCCAAAGATGACAACAGCTATTATTGAAGCTAAAAAATTAGCAGAAAAAAGTGGCAGAAAAAATGTAAAGTATGAAGACTACAATAACTCAACTCCCGGAGGATTTGCCGCTGCCAGGACATTTGGTCAAATTGCAGACAATGAATTCAAACGAGACGACAAAGGAAATATTACTGGAGTAGTTCAACGCTACGATACAAATAAATCACCTACACAAGCTTTGTCTGAATTTAATATTTCTAATCCAAGTACTTATTACAAACCTGTTGAAGCATTTCTATCTTCTAATCAAAATAAAGGTGTTACAACCCACGATATCAATTTTTCTTCACCTGTCACGATTGAATCTAATAAGCCACCCAAACCAGTATCATACAAAGTTCAACAAGGAGATACACTTACTTCTATTGCAAATAGCATGGGTGTAAACGTAAGTGAGCTTGCTAAAAGAAACAATATTGCTAATGCAAATTTAATTAATATTGGTCAAACAATTGTCTAATACGTTATTGCCAATAAACAGCTAGAATATAAATACGTTCATCCCCTAACATAAGGGGACGCAAGTACCTCAGGAATGGAGGGAAGGAACGGGAAACTACACCTCACTATGGAGTTTCCAATGACCCAATTACAAGCTCGTGCTATCGAAAATGCACGTCGTGATTTTAATCGCGCACGCAATGAACTGCGTACCCATCGTCTTTCTGAGACTGCTTACCGTGGAGTTCCCACTATCACTGAGCGTAAGCAAGCATCTGAAGTCCATGGTAATTTTGTTTATCGCGGACGAACCTACACTAAATAATTTCTACCTAATTAAACATTAGCCCCCTTAACAGGGGGTCTTTTTTTGTGTTTTTATATTTATACAATAGATAAAGACTATGTAATAGATAGATGCGTAAAGCGGGTGATCTAATTAATGAATTTTTGCGTGAAGGTAAGCTAAAAGATAATCGCTCAGATCCTATTGGGAGTGGCGCTTATGGTGTTGTATATGAATCCGATACACCTGGTAATGTAATGAAGCAAGGTGTTACTGGTGGATTTGATAATGACTTTGTTCAAGAAGCTAACCTGCAGTCAATAGCAGCTGATATGGGCTTTGCACCACGTGTTGCAGGCGTTGAGCGCTTTACTGGTGGCATTGGTGATCGAATCGAAATGGAAGATGTACGTAGGAATTTTGAACCTGTCCAAGCTATCCAAGGCTTGTATCCAGCAGATCCAATGTTTAATGTACGTTCATCACAACAGATAGGTCAACTAGCACTAAAAGGTGTGCGTTTAGATGATCGCAAAGCAGATAATATGATGCAAAATAAAATGACAGGCAGACCAATGCAACTAGACTTTGGTATTGCTGATCGTGTAACAGCAGAAGATCAAGTAATGGCCTTAGCGGATGCTACAGAAGATGGCTTCCGTGCAGCAGGTATTGGTGATATAGGTGATATTTTTAGAGATACTGTATATGATTTGATTAATGGTGGTCAAATTGATGAAGCTATGGATATAGCCAAGCAAGGCTTTAGTCGTCTGCAAAAGATCAAGCAAGTAGCTTAAGCCGTAAATTCTTTGTATAGGTTTTCTTTCACCTGAGTTTCAGGTCGATAAGACTCCGCTCTTGCTTTGTCGTATGACGCCATTTGATTACGCATTTGTTGCGTAAATAATCCCCCTTTGAAGTCACCAAAACCACCACCAGCAGGTCCTCCATAAGGAACTCCCTGCGTTCCTGGTGTTTGCTCAGTTCTGAATGGCTTACGACTTTGATTAAATTTATATGCTGCTGCACGTTGTTTTGCCAATGCAGGTCCACGCCTGCTTGGAGTGTAAGAATCACCTTGGCGTAAACGTCTTCGATCAACCACTATAGATTCCTACTAATACTTATCTATTATACTTTGGAAACCCTGGCTTACATTCATCTTCAGCTTGAAAGCAAGTAACCCATTCTGCATCTGTACTCAATAGATGATCAGGCATTTGATCTTGAAGCATTGATATAGCAGCAAGATGGTGTGGATTCTCTGTAAACGCTTTGAAGTATTGCTGAAGCTTTATCTTTCTCACTGAATGCCTACTTGTTGGTTCAATACCTTTACAGCTTTTGCTAGAGGAACCATTGTTGCAACAAGCTTTTTAGGAAGTTCAGTCTCACGCTGATCCATTGTCTTTTCTACAAGAGCCATTTGCTCTTGCACTGCGGTAACTTTACTTTCAATATTTTTCTGTTTATAGTCAGTAAATTTCATTGCAAGCAGCAATGTCAATACTGGTCCAATAATATATTCCATTGATATTAATTAACTGAGTAAAGTCTAGCTCAATTAAACAAATTGTAAGCCATCATCTTCTAGATCATCATCTTCCCAACCTTCATCCATAATATCTGTTGGCATTTCTTCTGAGTTATCAACTGATAATTCCAACAAATCACAGAAGGTTTCTTCTGAGATGATTTCAGGTAACCCTGCCTGTTGCTCGTCAATTTTAAAAACAATGCCACTAGCCATTAGTGTTTGTTGAACTCCATTCTTTTGCTCCATCCGTGACTTAAGCAGGCGCAAGGCCGTTTTTTCCAGAGCAGGTCTGCTCATTCGAGTTACTTCGTATCTTGCTCGTGTGAGAGCAAACCGTTGTTCGATGGTAAGTTGGTTGTTCATCTAGTTCTTCCTCAATAAATCTCTTGTTTGTAATCCATTCTTCGATTAATTCTTGTGCTACTTCGTTATAGAAGGTTTGTCTTTTAAACCATACTAACCAAGGTTCTGTACCTTTTGAGTGATTACACTCAAGACATGCAGGGAGAAGATTACTGCGTAAACTTGAACCTCCATTGGCTCGTGGTTTGATGTGATCTAACGTTGTTGCTCGTTTAGATCTGCAATAGCCGCAAAGGCCACCCCAACCATATTTAATTGATTTTTTAAATCTGCGCTTGGCACTTTGTTTTGATAAACAAGTGAGGTCAAACAGTAGGTCCGACCAGTCTTCAGCAATACCCAT